CCGCTGAGAGTTTTTGAGTACACCGAAAAAACGGCAAATATGGCCCAGAATGCGCCGAAAGCGCAAGAGACGACAGTTTCCCCGGATTACGTAACAAAACGCGAATTTGAGGCGTTCAAGAGCCAAATAGAGGCATATATGCAGGAGGGAAAGAATGAATAACCCGCTTCAGCTTCTCCAGATGCTTCAGGGAAACCCGGCAGATATGCTCCGCAGAGCCGGGCTGAACCTTCCGACGGGCATCACGAACCCGCAGCAGATTGTGGAGCATCTCGTCAGGACTGGGCAGATCAGTCAGGAACGGCTGAATCAGGCTCAGCAGATGGCGAATCAATTCAAATCCAATGCGCAATGGAAATAATAACAAGAGGTAAAAGAAATGGCATTAACAGACGAAGGAAATAGCGGCATTCCCGCTACGATGTTAGTAGGCCCCGCGTCTTTCGGCGCCCAGCCCTATCCCGTCTATATGGGCGGCGGTCAGGGTGGCGGTCAGAACGGCGGATGGGACAACGGCAACGGCTGGTGGATCATTCTGCTGTTCATCCTGCTCGCGTCCGGCAACTGGGGCGGATACGGCAACCAGAACGGCGGAGGCTTCGGCGGCGGTCAGCCGATCATTGTTAACGATGGCGGGTCTTCCGTGCAGAGAGGATTCGATCAGGCCGCAGTGATGAGCGGTGTCGGCAATCTGCAAAGCGGTATCTCCGCGCTGTCTACCCAGCTTTGCGGCTGCTGCTGTGACATGCAGAATACCGTGAATCAGGGCTTCGCAGGCGTACAGCAGTCCCTGTGTAACGGCTTTGCCGGTGTGAATCAGGGCGTTTCCAACGGCTTCGCGCAGGCAGAGATCGCGGCTAACGCGCGCCAGATGGCAGACATGAATCAGGCTTTCTCCGCTCAGATGGCTATGTATCAGGGATTCAATGGCTTACAGGCTCAGCTTGCTCAGTGCTGCTGCGACAACCGGCTGGCGACTGAGGGCCTGAAGTACACTATCGCGACGGAGAACTGTGCGGATCGCGCGGCCCTGTCCGATGGTATCAGAGACCTGCTGGCGAATCAGACCGCAAGCACGCAGAGAATCCTTGACCAGCTGTGTCAGGACAAGATTGACGCCAAGAACGATGAAATCGCTCAGCTCCGCCAGGAACTGAACATGAAGACTTTGGCGGCATCTCAGGCGTCGCAGACCGCGGCATTCCAGCAGGGGCTGAACAACGAGGTTGATGCGCTGTACAACCGGTTGAGCAACTGCCCTGTTCCGAGTGTTCCCGTTTACGGCAGACAGCCGATCTTCACCTGCCGCGATAACTCCTGCGGATGCGGGTGCGGCAACGGTAGTTTCTAAGGAGGCGCGCGATGGCTTGTGAATTCTTGTACAACCCGATTCAGGAGGTGGCCTTAAACGCGCCGATCCTGTTCGACACATCTATTCCCTGCGCCCGCGGGAATGTGTACCACGAGGGCAACACCGGGAATTTTATTCTCAAGGGCGCGGTCTCAAATTGCGGATGCAATCAGATGGCTCAGTACCAGGTGACCTTCAACGGCAACATCGCGATCCCGGAGGGCGGTGACGTCACTCCGATTGCGGTGGCCTTGAGCGTCAACGGCGAACCGAGGTTGACCAGCCGGGCGATCTTTACCCCGGCGGCGGCTGAGGAGTTTGGCAACGTTACGAGCACGGCGATCATTAAGGTTCCGCGCTGTTGCTGCTTCAGCTTGAGCGTTGACGCGGTTCCGGCAACGACTGATCCGGCTGTCACTCCGGCCCCGGTCATCGAGGTGCAGAACGCGAACCTGACGATTACGCGCATCGCATAAGGAGGACAAAATGGAAGACCTGTATAAACTAAAGGATATGCTCTGCGAGGAGCTTGAGAAGTACGGAAAAAAAGGCGATATGTCCGCGGGAACTTTGGAGATCGTGGACAAATTGGCCCACGCAATCAAAAACATTGACAAGATCATCGAGAAGTACGAAGAGGAAGAGTACAGCGGCGCTTATTACGGCGATACCTATGAAGGCGGTCAGGGCGGAATGAATGGTCGCCGTGGTTCTTATCGTGGCGGTTCTTATCGGGATGATTCCTACAGGAGTTATGCCCGCGGGCGCGGACGCGGTGCGAAGCGCGACAGCATGGGCAGATATTCCAGCGAGGGCTACTCCAGACACGGCGACATCGTTGAAGATCTCCGCGAGCTTATGAAAGACGCCCCGGATGAGCAGAGCCGCATGGAAATCCAGAAGCTCGTGGATAAGATGGAAATGCGATGATCTCAGAAAAAGACCTGCTTGACGCTATCGAAGAGTGCCAGCATGTCGCGAACCCCAACGCCAATACTTGCATAAAGCTGGCGGCTTTCTATACGATCTACAAGAACATGTACGGTCAGGAAGAGGGTTATTCTTACGCCTACGCAGGGGACAGCGAGTTCGCCAGAACCATAGCTGGCATGGACTACGAGAAGGTAATGAGCGTGATGGATGAGGCGATGGACACGCTGTCGGTGCTACAGCCGCGGCTTTATGCGGGGATCATTCGGCGGCTAAAGGCGGTTTGAAGGGGGAGCTTCGGCTCCCTCTTTTTTCTTGACGCGGATCGGGACGAGTGCTATATTGTAATTGGCTTGGGCTTAGCCAGACACTGTTTTTCTCCCATACCCCGTGTGATGAGCACGGGGATTTTTTTATGCCCAAAAATAAATTCAAGAAAATGTAAATTTATGGTTGACAAATATATAAGGCCGAGTATAATAGATGGTGTAAGGGGTGAGCACCCCGGGGAGTAAGCCCCCAGATCGTTGAATCAATGGGGCGGGGGCTGAAGAGCGAAAACCAAACAAAGGAGAAAAACAATGACGACGAAGGTACAGGAAAAGAAAGCATTAGAGCAGATCAGAAAGATCGTTGAAGGGTTAGGTGAGGACAGCTACATCGGAACGGCCTTTGCCGGAGTTCTGGAAGATGCCGAAACAAATATCGAATGGGACGCGGCGTTCAGCATGAAGCAGAGATGGGAAGCCGCAGAGCACAATGAAAAGGTTCTTCGCGAGGGCCTTGAAGACGCCGAGAAAAGACTTGAGGCCGCGAAAAAGGCCGCCAACGCAAGGATTGAAGAGTTGATTGCGGATATTGAAGGGCTGAATGAACGGATCAAACAGCTCCGCGAGGATAAGTTCGAAGCAGAAAAAACCGCGATTGACGAGCGCAAGGATGTGACGGTTGGCACCACCGATGGGCAGAAAGAATGCAAGCCTTTTAGCAAGATTCAGTTCTTCAACAATGACGGGTTCCGTTTCATCAACATCGTTGAAAAGAGCGGATGGACGAACAGCTACAAGATTGACGATCTGACCGAGCTGGTCATCGAATAATAACAACACCCGCCCCGGAGGTTACGAGGGCAGAAAGGAGAAAAACAATGAAGTATGCTTTTTACATCAATGGCAATCAGGGATACGGTTATGATCAGGTTGAGGGGATCACGGTTGGCGAACTGATCGAACGGCTTCAGGAGCTTGACCCGGACGACGAATTATTCCTGAAGGACACAGGGAACCGCTACGGTGCGAATTGGCACAGCTTTGTTTCCAGTTGGTATATGTTCGAAGAGATCGAGGAGGACGAAGAAGATGCTGAGGATTAAGTTCAGATACGCGGACGCATGGAGTAACTGGAGATGGAAAGAGCAGGAGTGCGTTGTTGATAGCGTCAGAAAGTGCATTGAGCTTTACGGGCTTGGAGTTGATTGCGAGTACGAGATCATAAGCGTTGAGGAGGTTGAGTGAGATGTGGATTTGCAGAATGTGGCGTTGCGATTGGGAAGGCTGGCGGAGCGAATTTGAGACCTGCGACAGCAGGCAGGAAGCAACGCGGGCGGGTGAGATTTTCGTGAAACTTACGCCGGACGATGAGCGCCGGGAGTATGAAGTATATTTTTTGGACTAAAAGGAGAAAGACAATGCAGTTATTTGGCGATGGCATGAGGTACGTGTACGGAATGCGGCTGAGGGGCTTCGCGCCCCTTTGCCAGCCGATGGAAGGGCTGATTGAGGCGGAGTATGACGAGAGCGGCGAATATTACAGCCTGCTGACTTACGATCGGAAGCTGACGGACAAAGAACTGACGGACTACGAGCTGTCTGAGGTGGGCGAGTATGAAGGTTGAATATGTGGTGACTGTGCTGGAAGAAGATCACCCGCTGCGCGAGGATTTTGCGTACTGCGTGAAGCGTTTTAATGACGATTATTACAGCGGGCAGGGCCGTTACTGCAAAGAGGCCGAGGACGTCTACAAGTACCTCTTATCGGAGGAAAGAAAAAGAAACCAATAGTTTACAATCCGCGCAGACGGGAGTATAATAGACGGGAAAGGAGGTGATTATTTGCTTGATACGATGTTGAACAGGTACACCAAGGCCCGCGGTTATCGCGTTAATGACATTGCGCAAATGCTGGGGATCTCCCGTCAGGCCCTACACAAGAAGATGACGGGAAAGACCGAGTGGACAGCGCGGGAAGCGTTACAGTTAAAGAGCTTACTGGGCATCGCTGATAAGGATATGCCCGCGATTTTCGAAAAATAAGGAGGAAAACATGGACAAAGAGGTTCTGGCTATGAATGCCAAGTTACAGCAGAAGAAAAATGCTCTGCGGAAGGCTCTGAAAGAAAAGGGAGTTCTGAAGAAGGGCGAGAGGAACGCGTTTGATAAGTACAATTACTTCAGCGAGGCGCAGTATAAAGCGCTGTTCACTGAGCTTTTTTCAGATCACGGTTTGGAGCTGAAATTTACCGAACTTGAGTATCAGACTTTCGACGGCCCGGAAAAACAGGCAAACGGCAGGATGCCGCGTCTTCAGTTCACACTTATGGATATTGACACCGGATTCGGTGAGGACACGGTGATCACGGGAGAAGGAATCGACAAAGGCGACAAGGCCGGATATAAGGCTTATACTGGAGCGCTCAAATATTATCTCGCCAATACTTTCATGGTCGCGACTGGCGATGATCCCGAAAAGGATAGCCCGGACGCTAAGATGAACGAGAAGAAGGAGCGCAAGGCAAGCCCGAAGCAGATTGAGATGCTTTCCAGATTCTACAAGGGCGACAAGCTGGAGGCTCTGCTTCAATTCAACGGCATCGAAAAACTGGAGGATATGCCGATGGAAAAGGCGTCCAGCTTAATCACGAAAATTACAAAGATGGGAGAAAAGAAAAATGCAGGAACTGATCAGAATTGATAACGGCGTGGGCTTCCTTGCCCCGGAGACCATTGAGCAGATCGTGGAGTTTGAACGGATCGTTAAGGCCGCAAAGGAAGGCGAGGAAAAGCTGAAGGCGGCGATCCTTGACGAGATGGAAAATAAAGGGATTATTAAGCTGGATTCCGATAAGCTGGCGATCACTTATGTGGCACCTACCACGCGGGAGAGCTTCGACAGCAAGGCCTTGCGGGCAGACCTGCCCGAAGTGTATGACGCTTATGCCAAGATCAGCCAGGTCAAGGCGAGCGTGAGGATCAAAGTGAAATGACGACGTGGGAGATTGCGGGCCGGACTCTGGAATACATCGACGACGGGCATATTTATCTGGTGGACGGTGTGGTGGTTCCGAGTATAACGACGATCCTTAAGAGGCGGTTCGGGGGGATGTATGACGGCATCTCCCCGGAAGTCCTCAATAAGGCGGCGGAGCGCGGGACAGAGATCCATTCGGGGATTGAGGCCTATTGCAAGACCGGCGCGGAGTCTGACTGGGAAGAGGTGCGCGGCTTCAAGTGGCTTCAGGGCCAGTATGATTTTTCCGTCAAGGATTGTGAGGTGCCTGTAATCCTTTTCGACGATGGCGAACCGATTGCGGCGGGCAGGTGCGATCTCGTTGTCGAGTGGGGCGGGAAGATCGGCGGAGCGGATATAAAAACGACTTCGACGCTTCAGAAGGAATACGTCGCATGCCAGTTAAACGCGTATAAACGGGCCTATTTTCAATCCTACGGCATTGAGTGGGAATTTATATGGGCAATCCATTTGAAGGGCGTAAAACGCAAAATAACTGCTCTGCCTATGAACGAAAAAATCACTGATGAAATCATAAAGGAGTATTTTGAATGAACATTACAGTTTTGACTGGAAGGATCACGAAAGACCTTGAGCTGAAGCAGACGGGCGGCGGAAAAAGCTGGTGCAGTTTTACTCTTGCGGTTGACCGCGTGAAGAATGATGAGGCTGACTTTATCTCGTGTACGGCGTGGGGTAAGACGGCGGAGAATATGTGCAAATATCTGAAGCAAGGTGCGAAGATCATGGTCACGGGCCGGATTCATACCGGGAGCTATGAGAGGGACGGGCGGAAGGTGTACACGACCGATGTTGTGGCGTCTGCCGTCGAGTTTCTTGATAGCAAGAAGGAAGGAGGAGAAGCGAAGGCGCCCGATTTCACAGCCCCGGAAGAGATCGACGATGACGAGCTTCCGTTTGCGTAATGGAGCTATATCAAGAGCTACAGCAGAAGACGCACGAGCTTGACGTATCAATCAAAGCGTTGCGCAAGACCGGCACGGAATATGCGCAGGCGGAGCGAGCTTACAAGGTCAAGCTCCGCGAGGAGTGCTTAAAACTGCGGGATCAGGGAATGGCTATAGGAATGATTGATAAGACCTGCTACGGAATCCCGAGCGTGGCAGAACTGCGGTTTAAGCGTGATATTGCCGAGGTTGTGTATAAGGCCAATCAAGAGGCGATCAATAGCATTAAATTGCAGATGCGGCTGATTGAGTCCCAGTTGAGTAGGGAATGGGGGGCTTCGGTATGAAGTCCCTCTTGTCCAATGATCGGAAGTGCTATATCTGCGGCGCGACGTACTCGCTGCATCGGCATCATATCTTTTTTGGATCAGCGAACCGAAAGCTGAGCGAGCAGGACGGGTGCTGGGTGTACCTCTGCCCGGCACACCATAACGGCTCGAACTGTTCTCCGCATTTTAATCGAAAGATTGATCTGTGGCTGAAAGAAGAGTGCCAGATAGCGTGGGAAGGATTGTATGGAACGCGGCAGGACTTTATCAGAAGATATGGGAGAAACTACATTGAAGAGCGAAAATTACATAGTGATACAGGGCTGGATGCGGAACGAGCTTCAGCTAAAGGGAAATGATCTTCTTGTGTATGCGATCATCTACGGATTCTCGCAGGCGGAGAATCAGAAGTTTACCGGGAGTTTGTCTTATCTGGCTGATTGGTGCGGCGCAACAAAGGCCGGGATCATTAAAAACCTGCAGAACCTTCTGGGGCGCGGGTTGATCGAGCGGACGGATCGCTATATCAACGGGGTAAAGTTCGTTGAATACCATGCAACTGAGTTTAATGGGGTATTAAACAAAGTTGAACATGGGGCGGTAAACTTAGTTGAACAGGGTATGCAACTCAGTATACCCAATAATATAGAAGATAATATAGAACTAAATAATAAAGAGAATAATAAAGATATAAAGCACACCTACGGCGAGTACAAGCACGTAAGACTCACTGACAAGGAGCGGGACAAGCTAATGGATGAGTTTGGGGAATCGGAAACGCTGGCGGCGATCAAGTACCTTGATGAGTATATCGAGGAGAAGGGTTATAAAGCCAAGAGCCATTATTTGTCTATGCGCAGGTGGGTTTTCGACGCAGTGAGAAAAAGCTTGAAAGGAGGGGATCGGTATGGATGGCTCGATGACGCCTTGCATTGACGAGAAGAAGTTTATCAATCTCATGAAGGGCCTGAAGGCGGCTTATACTTCTGAGGCATTCCTGCCGGATGACAAGGCCGTTAAGGTATGGTATGCGATGCTGAAGGATCTTCCGTTGGACGCTCTGAGCCTTGCAGTTCAGAAGCACATAGCGACGGAAAAGTTCCCGCCAACGATTGCGGAGCTGAGGGCGCACTGTGCCGATATTATATGCGCCGATCTGGACGACTGGACGGAAGCGTGGAGCAAGGTTCTTGACGTGGTCAGCGGTTACGGGCTGAGTAATGGCCAGGAAGGAATTAAACAGCTTGATCCGGCGACGCGTGAGGCCGTGAAGCGCGTCGGCTACTGGGCGATCTGTAACAGCGATAACATCTCCATCGAGCGGGCCAATTTCCGCACGGCTTATGAGCAGATCGTGGCAAGGGAGAAACAGAACGCGGTGATCCCTCAGCGGCTTGCGCTTCAGATCGAGCAGAGGCGGCAAAACCTGCTCGAAGAAAAGCCAAAATAAAAGTAAAATAATAGTTGACAAAAAGAAAGATGCGAGTATAATAGATGGTGAAGGGAGGATGTGAAAATGAAGATGAGAACGGCATTGGTAAGAGGGACGAACGGCCTGAGCGTTAAGAGATACGACGACTATAAAAGCAACGAAGAGTTCGCGGAAGACCTCAGAGCCAACGGGTTTAAAGTCTTAAAGGTGTGGGCAAGCTACAAGAGCGACGCTGAAGTTGATAATTGGGAACTGATCAATAGAAAATAAATAAAGCACCCGCCACGGAGGTTACGAGGGCAGAAGGGAGAAAAACATGAAGGCAATAAACACCAAGAAAATGATGAAGGCGTTCGCCGATATGAATGAAGAAGTTCTCAAGAACGAGATCGTTCCGCTGGAAAACGCGATCAAAGAGGCCGAAGGCCGCGCGACACTGAGAACGATTCAGGCGAAAACAATTCTTATCGTTTTGAATGACATTGATTACAGATTCGCTTTTGCATCGAAGAAGTCCCGCGAAGGGCTGAAGATCAACGTGGATTATAATGCTCAGGATTTCCCGAACGCGTACAAATACACGCCCGAAAGCACACACTTTACGGCGGAATATAAGAACGGGAGCTGGCGGATCACTGGAGTTTACAGGGATCGGTGCAGGAGATCGGGAAACGAATATTTAATTACGATGCCGGATCAGTTGAAAGAAGCGCTTATCGCGCATTATTCGACCGCATATTATCTTTGATGAGGGGGGAAAAAATGATCGGTATCTGGGATTTAACGATGATCGCTATGGCGGTCGGACTGGGAGTTGCGTACTGCGTTGAAAAAATTATAGATAAGGTCAAAGGAGGAAAACATGGTGGAAAGAAGATTCGCGGGAGATAAGGTATACAAGAGCGTTTTCTCACGTATCGTGGAAAAAGCGGGCGCAACGCAGGAAACGGTCAGCGTAGCGGCGGGGTACTCAAAGTCGTGGATTGGAGGCAGGTTTATGAGGGGGGGGCAGGAATATGGCGTGTTCCGCAAGTCGGAGTTGGAGAGTATTTGCAAGACGCTTGACTGCACGATTGAGGAACTGACGGCAGTCCCGGCGGAAAAGGTTGAGGAGAACAAGGAGCAGAAAGAGGTTCTGGATGACGCGAAGCTGGAAAAGCTCCACGAGATGATCAAACAAGGGTTCCAGATGGTTCACTCAGACATTATGGCTCTTTTGGAATACGTCCAGCGGATCGCGAAGGAGCTGGAATGAACTGGCTTGCGTTGGTGTTATTCTTGACCGCGGGTATGCACGGAATGGCTTACCCGGCAGAGATGACCGTCACGGGGGTGGAGCGCGGGATCGTCACATTCGACGGCCTGTACTCCATCCCGGAGCATGAAGCATGGCGTATCGGCGACAGAGCAGAGTGCATCATGCTGACGAGAGGCACGGAAGACAAGAGCGATGATGTAATCGCTGAAGCGAGATATGTGTGGAGAAAGTGAGGGAGAAGATGAGCGACGAATGGAGAAGCAAGCCGATAACGGAAAAACAAAAGAAATATATAGAAGAGATGCACGAATTTTCCGAGTATCCGCTTCCTACGTTTGAAGGGACAACGAGGGGCGAGGCATCGGACTATATTGATAAGTGGACGAAATTTGCTCATGAGTACTTAGTAGATCCATACGAAATTAAACAAGATTATAGGTGAAAGTGAAGGAGGTGCTGAGTGAGTAATAAGATAAATGCACGAACCGACGGAGAGAAGCTGGCCTATGTGGAAGGTTATGACGATTGTTACAAGCAGTTTTGCAAATATCTGCGGACGAATCCGTTTGAGAGGGTGATGAACGCGATGGCGTGTATCCATGCCATGGTAAGCGCGACCGTTGAACAGAAAGGAGAAGACGATGATAATTAATATTCCGTTAAAACTTGATGAAGCAACAATTGAGGGTCAAATCAGCAAAGATTATGAAAAAAAGGTAAAAGATATTATTGCCAAAAGAATTGAGGAGGTACTTGCAGAAAAATACCGTGGTTATTGGAATGAGTCCCAAGCGCTGAAAGCAAAAAATGGTCTTGCACTAATGGTTCAGAATAATGTTAATGAGTTCTTAAACAACAACCGTGATGTAATCGTGGAAGCCGCCTCTAAGGAACTTGTCGAGAAACTGTATAGAACGAAAAGAGTAAAAGAGGCAGTAGCGAACGTGTTAGAAAAAGAAAACGGCGATGATCAATAAAGAGAGGAAAGGAGAGGACGATGAGGATTAAAATCACTGAAATCGAAGCTGACGCAAGGGAACTGAGGGAGAGCAACACGCTTGCGGGAAATCTTGCAAATCTGCTGTCGAGATGCTTTCAAAACAATGAGCCTTTTGAGGATGATTATGAAAGCGAGGAAGAGGATGAGCCTGATAAGCCGTGAGGCGGCGATAGAAGCGGAAAGGCAGAAAATAAAAGCGAGCGGCTCTATAAGTAGAGCAGATGCGATAAATGCGGTGCTGGATTTATGTAAAAAATGTGACAGTTGTTACTGTGGAGACTGTTTAGTATATGCTCCTAACACAAACATTTACGATGTGATTGATCTGCTTACATACCTGCCCGACCGCCGGTGGATTCCTGTCAGTAAGACACTGCCTGAAGAGGGAGTGCAGGTACTTGTTACTGATGATGCTGGTGGGCTTGCGACCATAGATGTGGATTGCGGCTACTTTGATGAAGAGTACGGACGGTTCGAATGGTTTCATAGTCAAAACGTAACTGCGTGGATGCCGTTGCCAGAACCATATCGAAAGGACGGTGATTGATGTGCGCTTGATTGATGCGGATGCACTAATAAAATATATACCAGCAGAAGAAATCGTAAGCAAAATGGCGATTACCAACGCTCCCACCATTGAGCCGGTGAAGTGGATATCTGTCAGCGAGAGGTTGCCAGAGCCAAACAACGTTTACAAAGATGTGCTTGTTTATTATCTCGTACAGAATGAATACGGCGATATGATGGTAGCAACGTTTATTCAATTCCCCGGAGGAGCAAGAGTATGGCAGCAGATGTATCAATACGGAGCAATTATGGAAGATATAGTTGCGTGGATGCCTTTGCCTGGGCCGTGGAAAGGAGAAGCAAATGAGTGACATTGTAGGTTGCGCAATATTAGCTTGTGTTATCAGTGTTGGATTTTGGGTAGTGCAACTAATAACTGCGGACAAAGAGAGCGAAAGCCTTGATAGAATATCAGATGTTCTTAAGGATATTCTTAAACAGATGAAGAAAGGAGAGGATAATGAGTGACGATCTAATAAGTAGACAGGCGGCGATTGAAGTGCTTTCACTTGACAAAGAACTTCTTAGTCGTGCATTGGATGACATGGATGTAGTTGGCACAGACAGAGAGAAATATTCGTGGGGGCTTGGGCTGATTGAATCGTATATCTCCGATATGAAAGATTTGCCATCCGCACAGCCAAAGCGGAAGAAGGGGCAGTGGTGTGAACACTATAGCCACGAAGATGGAGAACGTGACGGAGTTCAATGCAGTGAGTGCGGAACGCACTACTACTTTGGCGGGCAATTAATGAATTTCTGCCCAAACTGTGGAGCGAGGATGGACGGAGGTGCTGAAGAATGAACAACGATAAGAAAGCTGTTAAGGCATTAAAAGCTGCACGATCTTTGATTGATTATTTAAACAGCGAAGAATCGTTTTGCAATAATACCATGTGGGTTGACTCAAGGGGGTATGCCTTACATACGGACATTGGGTATTTCTTTGAAGGGTTAAATGGGCTTACTGATTTGCTTGTAAAACGGTGTAAGGGCGCAATACCAGAGTTCCCTATGGCGTGCGTAAAGTATAAAGAACGGGAGGGCTAAAGCAAGAAGAGAATGAATATAATTTCTACCCCAACTGCGGGGCTGACATGAGGGAGGGATGCGCATGGAATATATTTTCGTGGCAGTAACGCTTTTAATTGGCTTCTTTTTTGGCTTTCTGTGCGGGAGGAGCGGAGCGAGGATGGAAGGAGACGGAGATGACCAGTAAGGAAGCGGCTGAATACATCAGAAGACACTTGGTAGAAGATGATACGAAATGGGACAAAGCGATGCACTTGGCATACTGCGCTCTACAGAAGCAGACTCCAAAAAAACCGTTGCAGGCTTGTGGTCATGCGACAGAGCGTTGGATGAATTACTGCCCGATATGTGGACAGAGAATTGACTGGGAAGGAGAAGAGGATGCTGACTAAGGACGAAGCATATGCAGTGGCAGAATTTATTGACGCGAACATCTTTAACGCGATCCGAAATGACCTTGATTGGGATTCTTTTTATGCGCTGAGGAATTTAATCCGCGCCTACGAAAAGTGTCGTAAGATAAGCGGATATGTTGGTGTAACCGATTTGGCGGAAGGAGAAGGGGATGGTAACGAATCAGAGCATGTATGATGAGATGTGCGAAGTGTATCGGAGGTTCTTGTGTGGAGAACTTGTTGAGGTGACAAGGTGCAAGGATTGCATACACAGAGACGCGGAAAATGGTATCTGCGAAGGTCGAGGATGGCCAATGCAATTAGTCCCTGACGATGGTTTTTGCGACAAAGGGGAGGGGAGAAGATGAGTGAATACGTTAAGATAAAACGGCGGCTCTATGACGAGTTGGTCGAGACCAAGGCCAAGTATGCCGTCCTGTGCCAGATGATAGAGGCACTGAAAAAGGTCTACGAAGAGAACGGCCCGAAAGGAGAAGAGGATGGCAAACAGACACAAACTGCATATCTCCAAAACAGAGCAGTTTAAAAATTGGCTGATTACAAATGGGTGGGAAATATTGCCGCTATCCGATAATCCATTCGAAGTAAT